AGTGAAATACCTCCCTTTTGTGGATTTGTCTGTTTGTCGACTTTTTGTGTTGGTGGTGAGTGTTGTGCAGCCTGAGCTTCCTGGGTCTCGTGAATGGTGTGAGGAGACGCGTCGTTGGTGGCGTGTGTGGGGTGAGGATAGCCGCGCATCGTACGTGTCGGATGAGGAGTGGCTGTTTCTTATGGATGCTGCGGTGATTCATGATTGTGTGTGGCGTGAGGGTCGCGCGGATTTGGTGGCTTCGCTTCGTGCTCATGTGAAGGCGTTTATGGGCATGTTGGATCGGTATTCGGTTGATGTGGCGTCTGGTGGCCGTGGTGGGGGTTCTGCGGTGGCGATGATTGACCGGTATAGGAAGCGTAGGGGTGCTTGATGTCTCAGGTTGTGGGTTCTCAGGTTCCTCGTAACCGTGTGGCTGCGGCGTATTCGGTGTCTGCTGGCGGTGATGCTGGGGAGCTTGGTAGGGCTTACGGGTTGACGCCTGATCCTTGGCAGCAGCAGGTGTTGGATGATTGGCTGGCTGTCGGTGGTAATGGCAGGCTTGCTTCGGGTGTGTGTGGGGTGTTTGTGCCTCGCCAGAATGGGAAGAACGCGATCCTTGAGGTTGTGGAGTTGTTTAAGGCGACTATTCAGGGTCGCCGTATTTTGCATACGGCTCACGAGTTGAAGTCGGCTCGTAAGGCTTTTATGCGGCTTCGATCGTTTTTTGAGAATGAGCGGCAGTTTCCTGACTTGTATCGTATGGTGAAGTCGATTCGGGCGACGAATGGCCAGGAGGCTATTGTGTTGCATCATCCGGATTGTCCGACTTTTGAGAAGAAGTGTGGCTGCAGCGGTTGGGGTTCGGTTGAGTTTGTGGCTCGTAGCCGGGGTTCTGCTCGCGGGTTTACGGTTGATGATTTGGTGTGTGATGAGGCTCAGGAGTTGTCGGATGAGCAGTTGGAGGCTTTGCTTCCTACGGTAAGCGCTGCCCCGTCTGGTGATCCGCAGCAGATTTTCCTTGGTACCCCGCCTGGGCCGCTAGCGGACGGTAGCGTGGTGTTGCGTCTTCGCGGGCAGGCTTTGTCGGGTGGTAAAAGGTTTGCGTGGACGGAGTTTTCGATTCCTGACGAGTCTGATCCGGATGATGTGTCGCGGCAGTGGCGGAAGCTTGCGGGGGATACTAATCCAGCCTTGGGTAGGCGTCTGAATTTTGGGACCGTGAGCGATGAGCATGAGTCGATGTCGGCGGCAGGTTTTGCTCGGGAGCGGCTTGGCTGGTGGGATCGTGGCCAGTCTGCTACGTCGGTGATACCGGCCGATAAGTGGGCGCAATCCGCTGTGGATGAGGTTTCTTTGTCTGGCGGGAAGGTTTTTGGTGTCTCGTTTTCTCGTTCTGGGGATCGTGTCGCGCTAGCTGGCGCCGGCAAGACTGATGCTGGGGTTCATGTTGAGGTGATTGATGGGCTGTCTGGCACGATTGTTGATGGTGTGGGCCGGTTGGCTGATTGGTTGGCGTTGCGTTGGGGTGACACTGAAAAGATTATGGTTGCCGGGTCTGGTGCGGTGTTGTTGCAGAAGGCTTTAAGTGATCGTGGTGTTCCGGGCCGTGGCGTGATTGTGGCTGATACTGGGGTGTATGTGGAGGCGTGTCAAGCGTTTCTTGAGGGTGTCAGGTCTGGGAGTGTTTCTCATCCTCGTGCCGATTCGAGGCGTGACATGTTGGATATTGCTGTGAGGTCGGCTGTGCAGAAGAAGAAAGGTTCTGCGTGGGGTTGGGGTTCCTCGTTTAAGGATGGTTCTGAGGTTCCTTTGGAGGCTGTGTCTTTGGCGTATCTTGGTGCGAAGATGGCGAAAGCTAGGCGGCGTGAACGGTCTGGTAGGAAGCGGGTGTCTGTGGTATGAACTCGGATGAGTTGGCTCTGATTGAGGGCATGTACGATCGTATCCAAAGGTTGTCTTCGTGGCATTGCCGCATTGAGGGCTACTATGAGGGCTCTGCCCGGGTGCGTGACCTTGGTGTGGCTATTCCGCCGGAGTTGCAGCGGGTGCAGACGGTGGTGTCGTGGCCTGGTATAGCTGTGGATGCTTTGGAGGAGCGTCTGGATTGGCTTGGCTGGACGAATGGTGACGGCTACGGTCTGGATGGTGTGTATGCTGCGAATCGGCTTGCTACGGCTTCGTGTGACGTGCATTTGGATGCGCTGATTTTTGGGTTGTCGTTTGTGGCTGTTATTCCCCAGGGGGATGGGTCGGTGTTGGTTCGTCCACAGTCACCAAAGAATTGCACTGGCCGGTTTTCGGCTGACGGGTCTCGTTTGGATGCGGGTTTGGTGGTTCAGCAGACGTGTGATCCTGAGGTGGTTGAGGCTGAGCTTTTGCTTCCTGATGTGATTGTTCAGGTGGAGCGGCGGGGTTCGCGTGAATGGGTTGAGGTGGATCGTATACCGAATGTGTTGGGTGCTGTTCCGCTTGTGCCTATTGTGAATCGTCGCCGTACTTCTAGGATTGATGGCCGTTCGGAGATTACTCGGTCGATTCGTGCTTACACGGATGAAGCGGTTAGGACTTTGCTTGGGCAGTCTGTGAATCGTGACTTCTACGCCTATCCGCAAAGGTGGGTGACTGGCGTGAGCGCGGATGAGTTTTCGCAGCCTGGCTGGGTGTTGTCGATGGCTTCTGTGTGGGCTGTGGATAAGGATGATGACGGTGATACCCCGAATGTGGGGTCGTTTCCTGTCAATTCGCCTACACCGTATTCGGATCAGATGCGTTTGTTGGCGCAGTTGACGGCGGGTGAGGCTGCGGTTCCGGAGCGCTATTTCGGGTTTATCACGTCTAACCCGCCTAGTGGGGAGGCTTTGGCTGCGGAGGAGTCTCGGCTTGTGAAGCGTGCTGAGCGCAGGCAGACGTCGTTTGGTCAGGGTTGGTTGTCGGTTGGTTTCCTGGCTGCCAAGGCGTTGGATTCTCGTGTTGATGAGGCCGCGTTTTTCGGTGATGTGGGTTTGCGTTGGCGTGATGCTTCGACGCCGACTCGGGCGGCTACGGCTGATGCTGTGACGAAGCTTGTTGGTGCCGGTATTTTGCCTGCTGATTCTCGGACGGTGTTGGAGATGTTGGGTTTGGATGATGTGCAGGTTGAGGCTGTGATGCGTCATCGTGCTGAGTCTTCGGATCCGTTGGCGGCGCTGGCTGGGGCTATTTCTCGTCAAACTAACGAGGTTTGATAGGCGATGGCTTCGGGTGCTATGTCGAGGCTTGCTGCGACTGAGTATCAGCGTGAGGCGGTCAGGTTTGCTGGGAAGTATGCGGGCTATTATGCCGAGCTTGGTCGTTTGTGGCGTGCCGGCAGGATGAGTGACACGCAGTATGTGCGTTTGTGTGTGGAGTTGGAGCGTGCCGGCCATGACGGTTCAGCAGCTATGGCAGCTAAATTCGTGCAAGATTTTCGCCGGTTGAACGGTGTCGATCCTGGTTTGATCGTGTATGACGAGTTTGATGCTGCTGCGGCTTTGGCTAGGTCGTTTTCGACTATGAAGGTTATGAATAGTGACCCGGATAGGGCGAATGATACTATTGATGCTATGGCGGCGGGTGTTAATCGGGCTGTCATGAATGCTGGCCGTGACACGGTTGAGTGGTCTGCTGGTGCGCAGGGTAGGTCGTGGCGTCGGGTGACTGATGGTGATCCGTGTGCTTTTTGTGCCATGTTGGCTACGAGGTCGGATTATACGACTAAGGAAAGGGCGCTTACTACTGGTCATACTCGGCGTCATAGGCGTGGTGGTAAGCGTCCGCTTGGTTCGAAGTATCATGATAATTGTGGTTGTACGGTGGTTGAGGTTGTTGGGCGTTGGGAACCAAATAGGGCTGATGCCGAGTATCAGCGGGTTTATGAGAAGGCCCGTGAGTGGGTTGATGATCATGGGTTGCAGCAGTCGCCTGGCAATATTTTGAAGGCTATGCGTACTGTTGGCGACATGAGATGATAGGTTCCGGTTGTGCACCGCCGGTTATCGGTGCACATGGTTGTCTCCCGCACGGGGGCCAACAAGTTAGTGTTGTTTTCCGCAAGGAGTGTAAGGTTAGGCTATGGCCGATCAGAATGTTGAGGAACAGAATGTTGACAATGATGTTGTTGAGTCCGAAAAGGATAATGGCATTGTTGATACAGTAAAAGACGATGGCGGGCAGGATGTAGCCGACAATCAGTTGAAGAATGAAGGCGAGGGTAAATCGTCGGGGACTGATTGGAAGGCTGAGGCTCGTAAGTGGGAGTCGCGTGCTAAAAGTAATTTCGCCGAGTTGGAGAAGCTTCGTACATCGAGTGACGATTCTGGATCTACTATTGATGAGCTTCGCCGCAAGAATGAGGAACTCGAGGTTAGGATCAACGGGTTTGTTCTTGAGGGTGTGAAGCGCGAGGTGGCCGCCGAGTGTGGCCTGTCGGGTGATGCTGTCGCTTTCTTGCACGGTAGCGATCGTGAAGCACTGGTGGAGTCTGCTAAGGCTTTGAAGGGTTTGATCGACCAGAGTGGTGGTGGCGCGGGTGTGCGCCGTCTTGCGGGGAGTGCCCCCGTTGATGATGTTAAACGACGTGAGGGTGTCGCGTTTGTGGATGCTCTTGTCAATAATTCTAGGAGATGATTTCTGATGGCTGACGATTTTCTTTCTGCAGGGAAGCTTGAGCTTCCTGGTTCTATGATTGGTGCGGTTCGTGACCGTGCTATCGATTCTGGTGTTTTGGCGAAGCTGTCGCCGGAGCAGCCGACTATTTTTGGCCCTGTTAAGGGTGCCGTGTTTAGTGGTGTTCCTCGTGCGAAGATTGTTGGTGAGGGTGAGGTTAAGCCTTCCGCGTCTGTTGATGTTTCGGCGTTTACTGCGCAGCCTATCAAGGTTGTGACTCAGCAGCGTGTCTCGGACGAGTTTATGTGGGCTGATGCCGATTACCGTCTGGGTGTGCTTCAGGATCTGATTTCCCCGGCTCTTGGTGCTTCGATTGGTCGCGCCGTGGATCTGATTGCTTTCCATGGTGTTGATCCTGCCACTGGGAAGCCTGCTGCGGCTGTCAAGGTGTCGCTGGATAAGACGAATCATGTTGTTGATGCAACCGATAGCGCTACGACCGATCTTGTTAAGGCTGTCGGTCTTATCGCTGGTGCTGGTTTGCAGGTTCCTAACGGTGTTGCTTTGGATCCGGCGTTCTCGTTTGCTCTGTCGACTGAGGTGTATCCGAAGGGGTCTCCGCTTGCCGGTCAGCCGATGTATCCTGCCGCCGGTTTCGCTGGTTTGGATAATTGGCGCGGCCTGAATGTTGGTGCTTCTTCTACTGTTTCTGGCGCCCCGGAGATGTCGCCTGCCTCGGGTGTTAAGGCTATTGTTGGTGATTTCTCGCGTGTTCATTGGGGTTTCCAGCGTAACTTCCCGATTGAACTGATCGAGTATGGCGACCCGGATCAGACTGGGCGTGACCTTAAGGGACATAACGAGGTTATGGTTCGTGCCGAGGCTGTCCTGTATGTGGCTATCGAGTCGCTTGATTCGTTTGCTGTTGTGAAGGAGAAGGCTGCCCCGAAGCCTAATCCGCCGGCCGGTAACTGATTCATTTGTTGCGGTGATGTTTTCTATGTGCAGGGGGTGGTGTTGATGGGTATCATTTTGAAGCCTGAGGATATTGAGCCTTTCGCCGATATTCCTAGAGAGAAGCTTGAGGCGATGATTGCCGATGTGGAGGCTGTGGCTGTCAGTGTCGCCCCCTGTATCGCTAAACCGGATTTCAAATACAAGGATGCCGCTAAGGCTATTCTGCGCAGGGCTTTGTTGCGCTGGAATGATACTGGCGTGTCGGGTCAGGTGCAGTATGAGTCTGCGGGTCCTTTCGCTCAGACTACACGGTCTAATACTCCCACGAATTTGTTGTGGCCTTCTGAGATTGCTGCGTTGAAGAAGTTGTGTGAGGGTGATGGTGGGGCTGGTAAAGCGTTCACTATCACTCCCACTATTAATGGTCGATATGTACATTCTGAGGTGTGTTCCACGGTGTGGGGTGAGGGTTGCTCGTGCGGATCTGATATTAACGGCTACGCTGGCCCTTTGTGGGAGATATGATATGACCAGTTTTCCTTATGGTGAAACGGTTGTGATGCTTCAACCGACTGTTCGTGTCGATGATCTTGGTGACAAGGTGGAAGACTGGTCTAAGCCTGTCGAGACTGTGTACCATAACGTGGCCATCTATGCTTCCGTTTCGCAGGAGGATGAGGCCGCGGGGCGTGACTCGGATTATGAGCATTGGTCGATGCTTTTCAAGCAGCCTGTTGTGGGTGCTGATTATCGTTGTCGGTGGCGTATTCGGGGTGTTGTGTGGGAGGCTGACGGGTCTCCTATGGTGTGGCATCATCCGATGTCTGGCTGGGATGCTGGTACGCAGGTTAATGTGAAGCGTAAGAAGGGCTGATAGATTGTGGCTCAGGATGTGAATGTGAAGCTGAACTTGCCGGGTATTCGTGAGGTGTTGAAGTCTTCTGGGGTGCAGTCGATGTTGGCTGAGCGTGGCGAGCGTGTCAAGCGTGCAGCCTCGGCGAATGTGGGCGGTAATGCTTTTGATAGGGCCCAGTATCGTGCAGGGTTGTCGTCGGAGGTGCAGGTTCACCGTGTTGAGGCTGTGGCCCGTATTGGCACCACATATAAGGGTGGGAAGCGTATTGAGGCGAAGCATGGCACGCTGGCCCGGTCGATTGGGGCTGCGTCGTGATCGTTTACGGTGATCCGCGTGTGTGGGCTAAACGTGTGCTCAAGGATGATGGCTGGCTGTCTGGGATACCGTGTACAGGGACGGTGCCTGACGATTTCAGCGGTGACCTGGTCTGGTTGGCGTTGGATGGTGGCCCGCAGTTGCATGTTCGTGAGCAGGTGTTTTTGCGGGTGAATGTGTTTTCGGATACTCCGGATAGGGCTATGTCGTTGGCGCGTCGTGTTGAGGCTGTGCTGGCTGATGGTGTGGACGGTGACCCTGTGGTGTACTGTAAACGGTCTACTGGCCCTGATTTGCTGGTTGATGGTGCACGTTTTGATGTGTATTCGCTTTTTGAGCTTATATGTAGGCCTGCGGAGTCTGAATAAGCTTATTTTTTGTTTTAATGTAATTGTTTGATATTTAATGGGGGTTGTGATGGCTGCAACACGTAACGCGTCTAATGTTCGCTCTGCTGTTACGGGTGACGTCTATATTGGTAAAGCTCATGCCGGTGACACTATTGATGGTGTGAAGACGGTTCCTGACGGTCTTACCGCTTTAGGGTATCTGTCGGATGACGGGTTTAAGATTAAGCCTGAGCGTAAAACGGATGATTTGAAGGCTTGGCAGAATGCGGATGTTGTTCGCACTGTGGCTACGGAGTCGTCTATCGAGATTTCTTTCCAGCTGATCGAATCCAAGAAAGAGGTTATCGAACTGTTTTGGCAGTCGAAGGTTACTGCCGGATCCGATTCGGGTTCGTTCGATATTTCTCCGGGTGCCACGACGGGTGTTCACGCCCTGTTGATGGATATTGTGGATGGCGATCAGGTTATTCGCTACTATTTCCCTGAGGTTGAGCTTGTCGATCGTGACGAGATCAAGGGTAAGAATGGCGAAGTGTACGGGTATGGTGTGACGTTGAAGGCTTACCCTGCCCAGATTAACCATAAGGGTGATGCGGTGTCTGGTCGGGGGTGGATGACGGCTTTAAAAGCTGATACTCCCCCGGTTCCTCCTTCTCCGAAGCCAGAGACTCCTAAGCCGCCTAAGCCTGAGCCGGATCCTAATCCGCCGGCCGGTAACTGATACACTATTTTAGGGATTGTTGATAGATGAGTGACACAGGTTACACGTTGAAGATTGGTGACCGTAGCTGGGTGTTGGCGGATGCGGAGGAGACGGCGCAGGCTGTTCCTGCCCGCGTTTTTCGTCGTGCCGCCAGGATTGCCCAGTCGGGGGAGTCTGCGGATTTCGCCCAGGTTGAGGTGATGTTTTCTATGTTGGAGGCTGCCGCCCCAGCGGATGCGGTGGAGGCCCTGGAGGGGCTTCCTATGGTTCGTGTGGCGGAGGTTTTCCGTGAGTGGATGGAATACAAGCCTGACGGTAAGGGTGCCTCGCTGGGGGAATAGTTTGGCTCCACGGCCTGATTGATGATTATCGTGGGGCCATCGAATACGATTTCCGCACCAAGTTTGGTGTTTCTGTTTATAGTGTTGGTGGCCCGCAGATGTGTTGGGGTGAGGCTGTCCGGCTGGCTGGCGTGTTGTGTACCGATACGTCTAGCCAGTTGGCGGCCCACCTGAATGGTTGGCAGCGCCCGTTTGAGTGGTGTGAGTGGGCTGTGTTGGACATGTTGGATCATTACAGGTCTGCTAATAGTGAGGGGCAGCCGGAGCCTGTGGCGAGGCCTACGGATGAGCGTAGGGCCCGGTTTACCTCTGGGCAGGTGGACGATATTTTGGCGCGTGTTCGTGCCGGTGGCGGGGTGTCTCGCGAGATTGATATTATGGGGTGAATAGTGTATGTCTGGTGAGATTGCTTCCGCATATGTGTCGTTGTATACGAAGATGCCTGGCCTTAAAAGTGATGTTGGTAAACAGTTGTCGGGTGTGATGCCTGCTGAGGGTCAGCGTTCGGGTAGCTTGTTTGCTGGCGGGATGAAGTTGGCGCTTGGTGGTGCGGCGATGATGGGTGCCATCAATGTTGCTAAGAAGGGCCTCAAGTCTATCTATGATGTGACTATTGGTGGCGGTATAGCTAGGGCGATGGCTATTGATGAGGCTCAGGCTAAACTGACTGGTTTGGGTCATACGTCGTCTGACACGTCTTCGATTATGAATTCGGCTATTGAGGCTGTGACTGGTACGTCGTATGCGTTGGGTGATGCGGCGTCTACGGCTGCGGCGTTGTCTGCTTCGGGTGTGAAGTCTGGCGGGCAGATGACGGATGTGTTGAAGACTGTCGCCGATGTGTCTTATATTTCGGGTAAGTCGTTTCAGGATACGGGCGCTATTTTTACGTCGGTTATGGCGCGCGGTAAGTTGCAGGGCGATGACATGTTGCAGCTTACGATGGCGGGTGTTCCTGTGCTGTCTCTGTTGGCTAGGCAGACTGGTAAAACGTCTGCTGAGGTGTCGCAGATGGTGTCGAAGGGGCAGATTGATTTTAACACGTTTGCGGCTGCGATGAAGCTTGGCATGGGTGGTGCTGCGCAGGCGTCTGGTAAGACGTTTGAGGGCGCTATGAAGAATGTTAAGAGCGCCCTGGGTTATTTGGGTGCTACGGCTATGGCCCCGTTTTTGAACGGCCTGCGGCAGATTTTTGTTGCGTTGAATCCGGTTATTAAGTCTATCACGGAGTCTGTGAAGCCTTTGTTTGCGTCGGTGGATCAGGGGATTCAGCGGATGATGCCGTCTATTTTGGCGTGGATTAACCGTATGCCGGCTATGATCACTCGAATGAATGCACAGATGCGCGCCAAGGCGGAGCAGTTGAAGGGCATTTTTGCGAGGCTGCATTTGCCTGTTCCTAAGGTGAATTTGGGTGCCATGTTTGCTGGCGGCACCGCAGTGTTCGGTATTGTTGCTGCGGGTGTTGGGAAGCTTGTTGCGGGGTTTGCCCCGTTGGCTGTGTCGTTGAAGAATCTGTTGCCGTCGTTTGGTGCTTTGAGGGGTGCCGCTGGGGGGCTTGGCGGCGTGTTTCGCGCCCTGGGTGGCCCTGTCGGTATTGTGATCGGCTTGTTTGCTGCCATGTTTGCTACGAACGCCCAGTTCCGTGCCGCTGTGATGCAGCTTGTGGGGGTTGTTGGCCGGGCTTTGGGGCAGATTATGGTCGCCTTGCAGCCACTGTTCGGTATTGTTGCTGGCGTGGTTGCCAGGTTGGCGCCAGTGTTCGGCCAGATTATCGGTATGGTTGCTGGTTTGGCTGCCCGACTGGTGCCTGTTATTGGTATGCTTATTGCCCGGCTGGTGCCTGTTATCACCCAGATTATTGGTATGGTAACCCAGGTTGCTGCAATGTTGTTGCCTATGCTGATGCCGGTTATTCAGGCTGTTGTTGCTGTGATACGGCAGGTTATTGGCGTGGTCATGCAGTTGATACCTGTTTTGATGCCGGTTGTGCAGCAGATTTTGGGTGCTGTCATGTCTGTTTTGCCGCCGATTGTTGGTTTGATACGGTCGCTGATACCGGTGATCATGTCGATTATGCGTGTGGTGGTGCAGGTTGTTGGCGCCGTGCTACAGGTGGTGGCCCGTATTATTCCGGTTATTATGCCGATTTATGTTTCGGTGATTGGATTCATTGCCAAGATTTATGCTGCGGTTATCGTTTTTGAGGCTAAGGTTATTGGCGCTATTCTTCGTACTATTACGTGGATTGTGAATCATTCAGTGTCTGGCGTGAGGTCTATGGGTACGGCCATCCAGAATGGCTGGAATCATATCAAATCGTTTACGTCTGCGTTTATGAACGGTTTTAAGTCGATCATTTCTGGCGGTGTTGCCGCGGTTGTGGGGTTTTTTACGCGGCTTGGTTTGTCGGTTGCCTCCCATGTGAGGTCTGGTTTTAACGCGGCTCGTGGCGCTGTTTCGGCTGCGATGAACGGGATTCGGAGTGTTGTGTCTTCGGTGGCGTCTGCTGTTGGCGGGTTTTTCAGTTCGATGGCGTCTCGTGTTCGGAATGGTGCTGTGCGCGGGTTTAATGGTGCCCGGAGTGCGGCATCTTCCGCTATGCATGCTATGGGGTCCGCTGTGTCTAGTGGTGTGCATGGTGTGCTGGGTTTTTTCCGGAATTTGCCTGGCAATATTAGGGGCGCCTTGGGTAGTATGGGCTCCCTGTTGGTGTCTGCTGGCCGCGATGTGGTGGCCGGTTTGGGTAACGGTATCAAGAATGCTATGAGTGGCCTGCTGGATACGGTGCGTAATATGGGTTCTCAGGTTGCTAATGCTGCGAAGTCGGTGTTGGGTATTCATTCCCCGTCGAGGGTGTTTCGTGACCAGGTTGGCCGGCAGGTTGTTGCCGGTTTGGCTGAGGGTATTACTGGTAATGCTGGTTTGGCGTTGGATGCGATGTCGGGTGTGGCTGGTCGGCTGCCTGATGCGGTTGATGCCCGGTTTGGTGTGAGATCGTCTGTGGGCTCGTTTACCCCGTATGGCAGGTATCAGCGTGCGAGCGAGAAGAGTGTTGTGGTGAATGTGAATGGGCCTACGTATGGTGATCCTAACGAGTTTGCGAAGCGGATTGAGCGGCAGCAGCGTGACGCTTTGAACGCGTTGGCTTACGTGTGATTGGGGGTGTGGTTCATGTTTCTTCCTGACCCGTCTGATCGTTCTGGTTTGACTGTTACCTGGTCTATGTTGCCGTTGATTGGTAATGATCCGGAGCGTGTGCTTCATTTGACGGATTATACGGGGTCGTCTCCTGTCATGTTGTTGAATGATTCGTTGCGCGGTTTGGGTGTGCCCGAGGTGGAGCATTTTTCTCAAACTCATGTTGGGGTGCACGGCTCGGAGTGGCGCGGGTTTAATGTGAAGCCTCGCGAGGTGACGCTACCTGTCCTGGTGTCGGGTGTTGAGCCGGATCCTGATGGCGGGTTTCGTGACGGTTTTTTGAAAGCCTATGACGCGTTGTGGTCTGCTTTTCCTCCCGGGGAGGAGGGTGAACTGTCGGTGAAGACTCCTGCCGGTGTTGAGCGTGTGCTGCGGTGTCGGTTTGATTCTGTGGATGACACTTTTACGGTTGATCCGGTGAACAGGGGTTATGCGCGTTATCTGTTGCATTTGACGGCTTATGACCCGTTTTGGTATGGGGATGAGCAAAAGTTTCGTTTCAGTAACGCGAAGTTGCAGGATTGGCTGGGTGGCGGCCCTGTCGGCAAGAAGGGTACAGCGTTTCCTGTGGTGTTGACGCCTGGTGTTGGTTCTGGCTGGGATAATTTGTCGAATAAGGGTGATGTGCCTGCGTGGCCTGTGATTCGTGTTGAGGGGCCTTTGGAGTCGTGGTCTGTGCAGATTGATGGTTTGCGTGTGTCTTCGGATTGGCCTGTCGAGGAGTATGATTGGATCACTATTGATACGGATCCTCGTAAGCAGTCTGCTTTGTTGAATGGTTTTGAGGATGTGATGGATCGTCTGTCTGAGTGGGAGTTTGCGCCTATCCCGCCTGGCGGTTCTAAGAGTTTGAATATTGAGATGGTTGGTTTGGGTGCCATTGTTGTGTCGGTGCAGTACAGGTTTTTGAGGGCTTGGTGAATAGTTGATGGCTGGTCTTGTTCCGCATGTAACATTGTTTACGCCGGATTATCGCCGTGTGGCGCCTATCAATTTTTTTGAGTCGTTGAAGTTGTCGTTGAAGTGGAATGGTTTGTCCACTTTGGAGTTGGTGGTGTCTGGGGATCATTCTAGGCTTGACGTGTTGACTAGGCCGGGTGCACGGCTGGTTGTTGATTATGGTGGTGGCCAGATTTTTTCTGGGCCTGTGCGTAAGGTTCATGGTGTGGGTCCTTGGCGTTCTTCGCGGGTGACGATCACGTGTGAGGATGATATTCGCCTGTTGTGGCGTATGTTGATGTGGCCTGTGAATTATCGTCCTGGTATGGTTGGTATGGAGTGGCGTGCCGACAGGGATTATGCCCACTATTCTGGTGCTGCGGAGTCGGTTGCTAAGCAGGTGTTGGGGGATAATGCTTGGCGTTTTCCGCCTGGTTTGTTTATGAACGATGATGAGAGTCGTGGCCGCTATATTAAGGATTTTCAGGTGCGGTTCCACTTGTTTTCCGATAAACTGTTGCCGGTGTTGTCGTGGGCTCGGATGACTGTCACGGTGAACCAGTTTGAGAATGCGAAGTTTGATCAGCGTGGTTTGGTGTTTGATTGTGTGCCGGCTGTGACCCGGAAACATGTGTTGACTGCCGAGTCTGGTTCGATTGTGTCGTGGGAGTATGTGCGTGACGCCCCTAAGGCTACGTCTGTGGTGGTTGGTGGCCGCGGCGAGGGCAAAGACAGGCTGTTTTGTGAGGATGTTGATTCGATGGCCGAGGATGACTGGTTTGATCGTGTCGAGGTGTTTAAGGATGCCCGTAACACGGATTCTGAACATGTGCATCTTATTGATGAGGCTGAGCAGGTGTTGTCCGAGTTGGGGGCTACGTCGGGGTTTAAGATCGAGTTGGCGGAGTCGGATGTGTTGCGGTTTGGGCCAGGCAATCTGATGCCTGGGGATTTGATCTATGTGGATGTAGGCTCGGGCCCTATCGCGGAGATTGTTCGGCAGATTGATGTGGAGTGTGATTCGCCGGGTGATGGTTGGACGAAGGTGACACCTGTTGCGGGGGATTATGAGGATAATCCGTCGGCGTTGTTGGCTCGCCGTGTGGCTGGTTTGGCTGCGGGTGTGCGGGATTTGCAAAAATTCTAATTGTTAGGGGTTTGTTGTGGGTATTGTGTGTAAAGGGTTTGATGGTGTGTTGACCGAGTATGATTGGGCTCAAATGTCGGGTCTGATGGGTAATATGCCGTCCGTGAAAGGGCCGGACGATTTTCGTGTCGGCACGACGATTCAGGGTGCCACAGTGTTGTGTGAGGTCCTGCCGGGGCAGGCTTGGGCTCATGGGGTGATGTGCACGTCGAATAGTGTTGAGACGGTGACAGGGCAGCTGCCTGGCCCTGGTGAGACCCGGTACGACTATGTTGTTCTGTCGCGGGATTGGGAGCAGAACACAGCCAAGTTGGAGATTGTTCCCGGTGGGCGTGCGGAGCGTGCCCGTGACGTGTTGCGTGCCGAGCCTGGCGTGTACCATCAGCAGCTACTGGCTACTTTGGTGTTGTCGTCTAACGGGTTGCAGCAGCAGCTTGACAGGCGTGCTATAGCGGCCCGTGTGGCGTTTGGGGAGTCTGCTGCGTGTGACCCGACCCCTGTGGAGGGTGACCGGGTGATGGTTCCTTCGGGGGCTGTGTGGGCTAACCATGCCGGCGAGTGGATGTTGTTGTCTCCGCGTATCGAAACGGGTTCTAAGTCGATCATGTTTGGTGGTTCTGCTGTGTATGCTTACACGATTCCGTTTGATCGCCAGTTCAGTAGTCCGCCTGTTGTGGTGGCGTCTATGGCTACGGCGGCTGGGGGCACGCAGCAGATCGATGTGAAAGCCTACAATGTGACTGCCCAAAATTTTAGTTTGGCGTTTATTACGAATGATGGTTCGAAGCCGAATGGTGTGCCTGCGGTGGCTAATTGGATTGCTGTCGGCGTGTGACTGTACAGGTGTTGTGGCGGATGGTGTGATATTGGGGGGCTGTGGTGTCGTGGTTTACTCCTGCACTGGTGGCCTCTATTTGTACCGCGTTGGCCACGGTTTTGGGTTCTGTTCAGGCGGTCACATCCCGTTCTAGGCGGCGTTTACGCAGGCTGTCTGCGCAGGTGGATGCTTTGGAGGAGTATGCGTGGGGTGTGCGGCGTGAGGTTCGCCGGTTTAACTCGCGGCTTCCTGACGAGGTGGAGCCTATGCGTCTTCCTGATGTGCCCGAGTTTTTGAAGGATACTGTTGATGGTGGTGGGGGGTGAATTGTGAGGGAGTTGGAGGAGGAGAAGCGGCAGCGCCGCTCGTTTGAGAAGGCTTCACTTATATTGTTGTTCTTGTCGCTTGTGTTGTTGGCGGTGGTTGCTGCGGGTGCTTTACGTTTCGGGGCTGTATCCTCTGAGCGGGATTCGGAGCAGGCTAAAGCCCAGTCTAATGGTACAGCCGCTAAAGGTTTAGCCAGCCGTGTGAAGCAGGTGTGTACCCAGGGTGGCGTGGAGTCTGCGCGGCTTCACCAGTCTGGCTTGTGTGTGGATGCTCAGCGTGTTGAGCGTAGCGTGCAGGGTGTTCCTGGCCCGGCTGGTGAGCGCGGCGAGGTGGGCCCTTCGGGTCCTGCCGGCCCGCAAGGCGCACAGGGGGAGCGTGGTGAGCGTGGCCCCGCAGGTGTGAACGGATCCGACGGTAAAGACGGTAAGGATGGCGCTGATGGCCGTGATGGGCGTTCGGTGATATCGGTGTACTGTTCCGGGGGCCGCCTGGTTGTGAAATATAGTGACGGTACGGCCTCTACCGTGTCGGGTTCTGTGGCTTGTGAGAGTGTGAAACCGTCACCTGTGGTTACCGTATCATCCCATAGGTGAACAAGAAGAGGGAAGGGTGTTACTAGTGTTGATTGTGGTGTTTGGGGGTGGTGTGTGGTGAGATACATTCCAGCGGCGCATCACTCTGCCGGTTCGAATAGTCCGGTGAACAGGGTTGTGATTCATGCAACATGCCCGGATGTTGGGTTTCCGTCCGCCTCCCGTAAGGGTCGGGCAGTGTCCACGGCAAACTATTTTGCTTCCCCATCATCGGGTGGTTCGGCGCATTATGTGTGTGATATTGGGGAGACTGTGCAATGCCTGTCCGAGTCTACGATTGGTTGGCATGCCCCGCCGAATCCGCATTCTTTGGGTATAGAGATTTGTGCGGATGGGGGTTCGCACGCCTCGTTCCGTGTGCCAGGACATGCTTACACTCGTGAGCAGTGGCTTGATCCGCAGGTGTGGCCCGCGGTGGAGAGGGCGGCGGTGCTGTGCCGGCAGTTGTGTGACAAGCATGGTGTTCCGAAAAGGAAACTGTCGGCTGCCGATTTGAAGGCCGGTAAACGTGGTGTTTGCGGGCATGTGGATGTTACGGATGCGTGGCATCAGTCGGATCATGATGATCCGGGGCCGTGGTTTCCGTGGGACAAATTTATGGCTGTGGTGAATGGCCACGGCGGCGGTTCAAGTAGTGAGGAGTTGAGTATGGCTGATGTACAAGCGTTACATAATCAGATTAAACAGTTGTCGGCACAGGTGGCCCAGTCGGTGAATAAGCTGCATCACGATGTTGGTGTGGTTCAGGTACAGAATGGTGATTTGGGTAAACGTGTTGATGCCCTGTCGTGGGTGAAGAATCCGGTGACGGGGAAGCTGTGGCGCACCAAGGATGCTTTGTGGAGTGTCTGGTATTACGTGCTGGAGTGTCGCAGCCGCATAGACAGGCTCGAGTCTGCTGTCAACGATTTGAAAAAGTGATGGTGGTTTGTTGTGGGTAAACAGTTTTGGTTAGGTGTGCTGGAGCGGGCGTTAAAGACTTTTGTTCAAACGTTTGTGGCTGTGTTGGGGGTGACGGCGGGTGTCACGTATACTGCGGAGTCGTTTCGCGGTTTGCCATGGGAGTCTGCCCTGATTACGGCCACGGTTGCTGCGGTCCTGTCGGTGGCTACCTCGTTTGGTAGCCCGTCGTTTGTGGCCGGCAAACCTAAAACCATGGTTGTGGATGCTGGGCTTGTTCCACCCGACGATGGGGGCATGGTTGAGCCGCACTCGGTGGATGTGTCGGATCCTGGCATGATCGAGCCTGCAGATGATGTGGATCTTGGTGTAGGCTATGAGCCTCGGCGTGCAGCCGAGTCGGAGGTTGGCACAGTAGAGTCTACTGTTGCATAAGTGAATATAGATGTGTGCCCCAGCGGTGCTGCCACGATTGTGTGGTGGTTGCCGCTGGGGCACTATTTTTGTATATTGCGGTGTGGCTATGATTCGTTGCTGTCGATGGTGTCTTCGAGCATCTGATACAGGTGGAGGCAGGTAGAGATCGTTTCGCTGGCCTGGTCGAGAACGTTCCGGCCGATAACGTTTTTGTGGTTGTCGCGGTGGCGGATGATAGCCCACATGATCTCGTCGGCTGCCGCCTGTAATAGTTTGGCCTGGTATGCGATTCCGGCGAGCCAGTCTAGTGCTTCCTGGCTTGCATAGGGGCTCTGGTTCTCGCTGTTGCCGCGGGTGTTGCTGTTGTTTGTGGGGTGTCCTGCACTGTCGCAGAACCATAGGATTTCGCTGCACTCGTCTAGCGTGTCTTGGTCGATAGCGAGATCGTCGAGGCTGACATTGTTGACGGTAAGGTTCACGTTGTCGAGGGAGATGGGTACACCGTACTGGTTTTCGACACTGTCAACAATGTTTTGTAGTTGTTGCATGTTGGTGGGCTGTTGTTGGACGATGCGGTGTATCGCTGTGTTGAGGGTGGTGTAGGTGATGTTGTGTGTGTTGTCCATCGTGTTATGCCATTCCTTCGTTATCGTCTGGCATGTAGTATGTGCTGTTTGCGTACTCGGTTAACGTCATCAGTGTTTGGTCTGCCCACTGTTTCACGGTTTGCCGGGTGACACCTAATCGTTGGGCGGCTGTGGCGTAGGTTTGGTCGTATCCGTAGACTTCCCGGAATGCTGCCAGCCTAGCTAAATGTTTTCGCTGTTTGGATGGTTCACAGGTGAGTGTGTAGTCGTCGATAGCGAGCTGTAGATCGATCATGGTGACGATGTTGTTGCCGTGATGCTGGGGGGCGGTTGGTGGGGGTGGCATTCCTGGTTCGACGGATGGTTTCCATGGTCCGCCGTTCCAGATCCATTGGGCGGCTTGGATGATGTCGGCGGTGGTGTAGGTTCGGCTCACTTGGTCACCCCCTGAACATGTTGTCGAGGTTGTTGGTGTTGCTGGTGTCGAATCGTCCGACGCAGTGGCAGTAGTCGTACATGAGTTTGATGATGTGTTGGTGGTCGCCGAGGTAGGTGTTTCCGCTGATGCTGTAGGTGGCTGTGCCGTCTTTGCTGATGGTGTATTTGGCGGTGATGGTTTCGGGTGTTTCTGTGTTGGTGATGATGGCTGTGGTGGTGGCGCCTACGGTTTGTAGCCTGGTGGTTTGGGTTCCGTCGTCGAGGATGGTTGTGACCATGGTGTGTGTTCTCCTTTTAAATGCTGGTTTGGTTGTCGGCTATGGACGTGATTTCGTGTACCGGTTTGGGTAGGTCTAGGTGTTGTATGGTTTTGTTGGCTAGCCGTTTGGCTACCCTGTAACACATTTTGGTGTAGTGTTTGTTGTCTAGGTTGTGGTATTGTTCCCGCACCGCAATATATAGTAGGGAGTCTTGGTACAGGTCGTCTGCACTGATTGCGGGGTAGTGTCCGGCTGTTTTGGTGCATGCCCGGTTGAGTGTGCGTAGATGATGGTTTGTGGCCCATCCCCACGATGCGGTGGTGGCCAGGTCTGCTTTTGTTGGTCGTCTGCTCATAGCATCTCTTTTATCTGGCTATCTGATAGTTGTTTGGTGTTTTGTTGTGGATAGTGTAGCACACTAGTCCGGGGTGGCCGGTGGTGCCTGTACGGTGCCGGAACCATGTGGATTCGCCTTCCATGGATGGGCATTGGATGAAGGTGCGTTGTCCTTGCTCGGATATTTCTAGGTGGTGTCGGTGGCCTGCCATGAGTATGTGTGATGTGGTGCCGTTGTGGAATTCTTGGCCGCGCCACCATTCGTATTGTTTGCCGGTGCGCCATTGGTGCCCGTGGGCGTGCAGGATTTGTGTGCCTGCCACGTCTACGGTGGTGGTCATTTCGTCTCGGCTGGGGAAGTGGAAGTGTAGGTTGGGGTATTGGTTGTTGAGCTGGTAGGCTTCTGCGATGGCGCGGCAGCAGTCTACGTCGAATGAGTCGTCGTAGGTGGTGACTCCTTTGCCGAATCGTACGGCTTCTCCGTGGTTGCCTGGGATGGATGTGATGGTGACGTTGGCGCAGTGGTCGAACATGTGGACGAGTTGCATCATGGCCATGCGGGTGAGCCTGATTTGTTCGGTGAGGGGTGTTTGTGTGCGCCAGGCGTTGTTGCCGCCTTGTGACACGTATCCTTCGATCATGTCGCCGAGGAATGCGATGTGGACTCGTTGCGGTTTGCCTGCTTGCTGCCAGTAGTGTTTTGCGACTATGAGGGAGTGTAAATAGTTGTCGGCGAAGTGTGCTGTTTCTCCTCCGGGGATGCCTTTGCCGATTTGGAAGTCTCCTGCCCCGATGACGAAGGCTGCAGTGCTGTAGTCGGTGTGGGTGTTCTGTTCGGGTTTGGGGGGTGTCCATTCGGCTAGTTTGTTGACGAGTTCGTCTACCGGGTAGGGGTTTGTTGCGGGTTGGTGGTCGATGATTTTTTGTATGGATCGGCCTGTTTCTCCGTTGGGGAGTGTCCATTCGGAGATGCGTGTGCGGCGTACAGTACCATTGGCTAGATTGTCGTCGATGGTGTCGATGGCGTTGTCGTGGTTGGCTAGCTGTGTGAGTAGCCGGTCTATATTGTCTATCACTGGTTTTCCTCTTCTGTTGTCTGGGTGGTGTTGGCTTGTTTGCGGCGATAGTCTTTGATGACGGTGGCGGAGATGGGGTATCCTGCCTGGGTGAGCTGTTTTGCTAGCCATGAGGCGGGGATAGACCTGTCGGCGAGGACGTCTGCAGCTTTGTTGCCGTAGCGTTGGATGAGGGTTTCAGTTTTGGTTGCCATGATGTCCTATCGGTTGTGTGGTGGGTTGCCATCCTGTGCGGCAGTCGCCGTCGTGTCCTGGCTTGCGTGTGCACCACGATACGGTTCCGTCTGTGTGGTTGAGTGTTTTTCCGCACATGACGTTTTGTAGATGTTCCGGCAGCTGGTCGGTGTTGCTATCGTCTTGCTCGTCTAGCAAAGTTTTTTGTTGGGTGAAAAACTCGGACACGGTGCCGTTGTGGACTGGTAGTATCCATGTTTTCCATTGTTGTTGTAGCCGAGTGTTCCAGTGGAATTGTTTGGCCGCGTTTTCGGCTTGTTTGATGGTTTTGTAGTAGCCTACAATGATCCGCTGGTGGTTGTTGTCTGGCTTGTGTGGCCCTTTCCAGTATTGGGCGGCTACAGCGTACCTGTTGTTGTCGGTGAAGCGCTGCCAGCAGTACTCGATGATGTGCTGTAGTACACTATCGGGAATGTCTTGTGCTTGGTTTTCGTCGAGCCACTCGTCGACAATAATGTTGCGTATGGCTCGCTTGTCTTTGGTGGTGGGTTTGAACGAGATGCTCACAGTACGGGCCTGTCGTCTTGCATGAACTGGTTGAAGGTGCTGTTCCCGGCGTGTTGGGCTTGTGTGATTTGCTGGTCGGTCCAGTCTGGGTGTTGCTGTTTCAGATAGTGCCAGTGGCAGGCGTTGTAGGTTTCGTTTTGTAGCCGTGTGAGATGGTTTTCGGTGATGATTTGTTTCCACATTTTCCACGAGACGTCGAGTCGTTTGAGCATGTCGATGGCCGGCACATTAAACGAGTCAAGGAAGAGTATTTCGTGGGTGTAGTAGTTTTTCTCGTAGGCGTCCCATCCGCTTCGGTGCCTGTTGGGCTGGTTTTTGGGGTAGACTTCCCGGCATACTTTGTGTAACCGTTTGGCCATGTCTTTGGGTAGTTTAATGTCGGGGTTGGCGCGGATCATGGATCGCATCCCATCGTAGGTGGTGCCCCAGGTGTGCATGATGTGTAGTGGGTCTTCACCATCAGCCCATTTTTCTGCACAGATGGCGAGGCGGATACGCCTCCTGGCTGTTTGGCTGGTGTTGCGGCGGTGGGGGATGGGGCACGTGTCGAGGGGATCCATGATGTTTTGGTGTACCTTTCTTGGTTTGGGTTGCTTGCGTGGTTTTACTGTAGCACAGTGTCTAGTGCTTGTGTCAACCCTGTTTTTCCGGCCTGTAGGTAGGTGTCTGTGACGTCACCGAGGGTGAGGGGCACATGGGTGGCTTGGGGGAGTGCCGCCTGGAGGGTTTGGGCCATCTGGTCTCCTGCTTTGTCTGGGTCGGACCATATGTAGATGTGGTCGTAGCCTTCAAAAAATTTGGTCCAAAAGTTTTGCCACGAGGTGGCTCCGGGTAGGGCGACGGCCGACCATCCGCATTGTTCGAGGATCATGGAGTCGAATTCGCCTTCGCAGATGTGTATTTCGGCTGCCGGGTTGGCCATGGCGGCCATGTTGTAGATGGAGCCTGTGTCCCCGGCTGGGGTTAGGTATTTGGGGTGGTTGTGGGTTTTGCAGTCGTGCGGGAGTGAGCAGCGGAAACGCATTTTTCGTATTTCGGCTGGGCCGCCCCAAACGGGGTACATGTATGGGATGGTGATGCACTGGTTGTAGTTTTCGTGGCCGGGTATGGGGTCATTGTCGATGTATCCAAGGTGGTGGTAGCGGGCTGTTTCTTCGCTGATGCCTCTTGCTGAGAGCAGGTCGAGTATGTTTTCGAGGTGGGTTTCGTAGAGGGCCGAGGCTTTCTGGATTCGGCGGCGTTCCGCAATGTTGTATGGGCGTATGCTGTCGTACATTCGGGTTTTCTTCTTCTAATCGTTGTTGTAGTTTGGTGAGTCCGCCTCCGACACCGCATGTGTGGCAGTACCAGACGCCCTTGTCGAGGTTGATGCTCATGGAGGGCTGGTGGTCGTCGTGGAACGGGCAGAGGATGTGTTGCTCGTTTTTGGACGGGTTGTAGCGGATGCGGTAGGTGTCGAGGAGGTGGCAGGTGTCAGAGGTGTGGGAGGAGCTCGTTGAGGGTTGATACCACATAGGCTTCGCTCCAGGGTTTGTTGCGCTGTTTCATGATGACTAGGCCGATGGTGGATTGGTTTTTGCGGTTTCGGTGGGTTTCGTAGTTGCGCGCCTCAAGGGTGGCTTCTTTCACGAATTGGGCTAGGTGTGGTTGCCCGGCTTTCGCCTCGATAATGTAGGTTTTGTTGCCGGTTTTGAGGATGAGGTCGCCTTCGTCTTCCCTTCCGTTGAGGTGGAGGCGCTCTATATCATAGCCGGTGTCGCGTAGTTGGTGGAGGAGTCTTGTTTCCCATTCGGCTCCGGCCCTGCGGTTGCGTGATTGTTGTGTCGCCATCATAGTCCTTTGTGTGTTGTGGTCATGTTCCAGGGCTGTTTTTCGACGAGGGGTCCGAAGAATGTGTATTCGGGGTAGGCTCGTAGCCGCTCATATTTTGTTCCGTCTGGGCTGGATCGCCCGGTGCGCTGTTTGAGCACGGCGATGCGAGCCTCTGCCGGTATCGATAGGCCGTTGCCATTATCCTCGCCACCATACAATGATACTCCGAGAATGAGTTGTGGTTTTTCGGAGAGTCCGTTTTTGATTTCCCGGCGTGCTGGCGGGTGTTCGATGTCGGAGCCGGTTTTGTCGGTTGCGTGGTGTGTGACAATAATGGTGGAGCCGGTGTCTCTGCCTAGTGCTGTGATCCATTGCATGGCTTCTTGTTGGGCTTGGTAGTCGGATTCGCAGTCTTGGATGTCCATCAGGTTGTCGATAACAATGAGTGGTGGGAAGGTGTTCCACATTTCCATGTAGGCTTGTAGTTCCATGGTGATGTCGGTCCAGGTGATGGGTGACTGGAATGAGAATGTGATGTGTTGGCCGTGGTGGATGCTGTCTCGATAGTATTCTGGCCCGTAGTCGTCGATGTTTTGTTGTATTTGGGCGGTGGTGTGTTGGGTGTTGAGGGAGATGATTCGTGTGGAGGCCTCCCAGGGTGTCATGTCCCCTGATATGTAGAGGGCTGGCTGGTTGAGCATGGCGGTGATGAACATGGCTAGCCCGGATTTTTGGCTGCCGGAGCGCCCCGCGATCATGACTAGGTCCCCTTTGTGGATGTGCATGTCCTGGTTGCGGTAGAGGGGTTCTAGCTGGGGTATGCGGGGCAGCTCGGCGGCGGTTTGGGAGGCTCTCTCGAAGGATCGTTGTAGAGAGAGCATCGGAGCCTTAATCTATCTGTCTATCGGTTGGATGATGTGTTGGTGGTCAGATGGAGTCGATGTCGATATCAGCATCAGTTGAGGCTGTGGTGTCGTCTAGCTGGCTGTTATCGCGTTTGTCTACGTATTCGGCAACCTTATCATAGATGGCATCATCAAGGGGTTTGAGCACGACCGCGTTGAACCCGTTTTTGGTGCGCACGGTGGCGAGTTTGAAGGCCTGTTCTTCGCCGAGATATGCTTCTAGGTCGCGGATCATGGAGTGTGGGCGGTCGTTGTTGCCGCGTGCTTTCTCAATAATAGCGTTGGGGATGGTTTCTGGGGTGCCGTTGTTGAGATCGTCTAGGGTGTGGAAGATTGTGACATCGGCGTAGATGCGGTCTGCGACCTGTCCGCCGTAGCCTTCGGTGTTGTGTTCTACGTCGCGGATTTTGAAGGCGATGGCGGTGGCGTCCTGGTTTCGGGAGGGGTTGAAGAAGGTGCTGTTGCTGTTGTGGTTGCGGTAGTTGGCGAGTCCCATGATTGTTGTTTCCTTTACTGTTGTGTCTGTTTTTGTTGTCTTATATTGGTTTATCGGGTGAGGCTGTTTCGTTTGCTGCGGAACGCCTCGGACACGTCAGGGTTGCTGGTGATGGTCTTTTTGTACTGTTTGAGGAGGTCGGCTAGCTGTGCTTTGCTGGTGGCTTTGTTGATCCGGTCAATGATGATGTCGTTTTCCTGATTGGCGATTTTGTTTACGTAGTCTTTGGCGGCCTGATTGTATCGGTCTTGGAGGATGATGGATGCGCTCGCTACGAGTGTTGCAAGGTCCCAGTCTTTCGATACGGTTTCGTCTTTCAATCCTCCTAGCAGGTCGATGATAGTTTTCTTTACCTGGTCGGCGGTGTCTCCGCGGATGACGGTCCATGGGGCGGCGTAGTCGCCTCCGTATTTGAGGGTGACGGTGAATCGGTCGTCGTCTGCGTTGTCGGTCACTGGTGCTCCTTGCCTTCTTCTGTTGGGGCTGTGATGGTGGTTTCTACCGGGTACCTGTAGGCGTCTTTCCCGTTGACAGCCCAGCAGGCGTCCTTGACGGGGCAGCCTTTGCAGAGTGCTGTGACGTGTGGGACGAAGATGCCTTCGCTGATTCCTTTCATTGCTTGACTATACATGGATGATACATGCCGGTAGGTGTTGTTGTCAAGGTCATAGAGTTCGGTGGATGTGCCTTGTGTCGGGGACTTGTCGTCGTTGCGGCTGGTGGCTGGCGTCCAAAAAATGCCTTTTGTCACATTGTTGCCGTGTTGGTTGAGCATGTACCGGTATGTGTGCAACTGCATACTGTCGGCGGGTAGGCGTCCGGTTTTGAGGTCGAGGATGAAGGTTTCGCCGGTGTCGGTGTCGGTGAAGATACGGTCAATATATCCGACAATAGTGGTGCCATCCTGGAGGGTGGTTTCTACCGGGTATTCGATGCCTGGCTGGCCGTCAATAACAGCGGTGATGTATTCTGGGTGGTTGCGCCTCCAGTTTTTCCACCTGTCCACAAAGGTGGGGCCGTATATCATCCACCAATTGTAGTCTTTTTTGTGTGGCCCGCCCGACTCGCACATGTTTTTGCACACCCTGCCGGAGGGTTTGATTTCTGTGCCTTCGGATTCGGCGAGGGCGACTTGGGTGTCGAAAATGTTTTTGAAGGATGAGAGTTTGTCTGGCAGTGCAGGGTATTCGGCGGGATTGTACAGGTGTAGGTCGTATTGTTCGGTGATGTGGTGTATGGCGCTTCCGGCGATGGTGGCATACCAGGTGTGGTGTTGGGCGTGGTAGCCGTGTTGGAGGCGCCATTTTTCTCCGCATTCGGCCCACTGGGTGAGTGAACTGTAGGAGATGTGGCCTGGATGGTGGATGGTTTTCGGGTATTGTGCTAGGGGCATTACTTGTCGCTTTTGTTCCATGGGTTGCGGGTGTCTTGGCCGGCCTGGTGTTGCTGGTAGGCGAGGAGTGCTAGGCAGTGCCAGGCAGCATGGGCCAGGTGGGGTAGCCCGGATTCATCATCGAGGTTGTTTCCTTGCTGCCATGATAACAGGTGCCGGTAGAGGGCGTCGACACTGTGGCTCCACGGGTAGCCGCCGGTCCAGTTGTTGTCGCCGTATTTGGTGGCACCGTAGCCTGCCACGGAGCCGAGGGCGTGCAAGGCTGCGGGGTCGATGAGGGAGAGCCTGCAAAGTTTGAGTTCTTTTTTGGCACCGGTGTTGGGGTCGGTGTACATGCTGGTTGGTTCATCCATGGTGTGTGTGCTCCTTGAGTGTGGGTTACTGGTTGGGGTTGTGGGCTAGGGCTACGGCGAGGATGATGATGGCGAGGGTTTCAGCAATAAGTATGGGTGTTGTGATCATTTAGTGTCTCGGGGATTGTTGGTGAGTGTGGAGGCGCCTAGGAGGGTGGTGAGGGCGCATGCGGCAATAATGGCGAGGGCTGCCTTGTGTGGGGTGCCGGTTGCGTACATCCATGTGATGATGGCGCCCTGTATCCATGCCAGTGTGGTGAAGAACGTTTCGTAGCTGTGTAGCTCAATGTTGTTGGGTGTGTTCATGCTTGCTCCTGAAGAATGGTGTTGATGGTTTTATAAATGTTGTACAGGTTGGTTTCGATAGATAACAGTTGGTGGATTTCGTGGTCGAGATCAATGTCTGGGTTGAGGGTGTTGATGCGGGAGGCAATATCGGTGGCTGTGCGTAGTGTGCCGCCGGTGTGGTGAATGATGTGTGCCGTGTCGGCGAGTCCGGTGGTGACAGCGTAGTGGGAGAGGAGAGGCATAGCGGGGATGCTCCTTGGCGGGTTACTGTTGCGGGTTGATGTTGAGGTCTGTGACGTGCGGGTGGTCTTCTGTTCCGGTGACGAGGCAGTGGACTGTGACGGGTAGTTTGGATGCTCCCGGCTGGCGGACGGTGGCGCCGTAGACGATGGAGAAGGTGTCTTTACCAATAATTTTGTGGAGTTGGAGGTCGATGTCGGGGTTGCCGTTCCATTTGACACCGTGTGCGGCGGCTTGCTGTTCGGCTTTGCGGTTGCAGGTGTGTGCTGCCGTGATCATGGTGAGTCCGGTGGCGGTTTCTTCACCCCTTGCTTGGGCCTGCTTGTGGGCTTTGGCCTGCTCGGCTCGCAGTGACTGTTCTGCGGCGGCCTGCCGGGCTTTCTTTTCGGCTTTGCGCTGTTGGACGGTTTTGGGGGTCCATTCGGTGTTGGCTGTGGTGGCCTGTGGGGCTGGCTGTGAGGCGAGTGGCGGATTGTCGTCTGGGGCTGGCATGAATGAGGCGGCGGCAATGATGGCGGCTGTGATGCCTGCGATGGTGTAGCCGTTTTTCTTGTTCATGTTTTGTGTCCCCTTTCCGGGGTGTTGTTCGTTGCTGACATGATTAATACTTTCAGCGGCTGGGCCCTGTGTCAAGGCTGCGCTCAGTTTGTGTGAGCGATACTTGTGTGGCTAGGGGTGATGGCTTCTTTCGCCCAATAGGATGTGCCACCGCTGGTCCAGTATCCGAGTTTGTTGCGCTGCATGCCCTTGGCGTCCATCTCATCCACGGTGAGGCACCTGCGGCGATTGGGGCCTTCCTTGACCCCGTGATCGCCTACCCGATGCATGTCGCCTGAGGTGGTACTCGTGAATGTTTCGTGGCAGATTGTGCAGTGCTCTGACTTGTATCCGATGATTGTGCTATCGCACTTGTGGCATGTCCATTGCATGATTGCTCCTATTTTCCATTATAAGACTCCCTGTAGTGCCATTTTAGCGCCTTGCGGGTCTTGGGGGTACAACTATATAGGTCAGGTATTTCTAAGCGTTTCTAGGCGATTCTAGGCTCATTGTGTGCGACTGAGGTTTATCGGGCACACAGGGTGAGCAGGTGGCCAACATTGATGCGGGTCACATTCCAGTAGAGTTGCGTGGCTTCACCGCCGGTGAGTGGCTTCCACTCATCATGGCTGAACACGGTGCCATCGGTGGCGATGAATGTGTTGGGGCGTAGCTTGTGGAGTTCAATCTCTACGCTCTGCCGGTAGGCTTCGGCGAGGCCCCCGAAATCGAGGTGGTCGCAGGGGAGGTTTTCGAGGCGTGTCAGGTCGAAGGGTGTGGGGCAGTCGTAGCTGGCGGGGCTGTAGAGCTGGGTGAAGTGGTTGGCGATCTTCTGCATCATGATTCCTTTTCTGGTGATGGTGTGTTGATGGTTTTATCGTGTGGATTCGGCGATGATAGCGTCGAGGTCGATCATGTCGATCATGTCGTGGAGTTCCTCAGTCTCATCTGGGGTGAGTGGCTGCCAGTTGCGTGGCCCATACACTGCACCGTCAAGAGTGATGGTCCACAGGGGCCGGATGAGTCGTACGGCTTCTTCGACTTTGGCACGGTATAGGCGGCAGATGATAGACGTGTGGGTGTTACCTATGTCACATCCTGCCAGGTGTGCGGGATGGAGTGGATTGATTTCTGTTTGCCCGTAGAGGCTGGTGAAGGATGGTGTGATGAGTGTGCCATCCATGGGTGATGTTCCTTTCTGGGCTGTCTGGGTTGGTTGTTGTGGTTTCTAGAGTGTGTGGGCTGTGACCTATAGTCAAGGCTACGCTCATTCGGATTGAGCGTTTCATGTGGGTGTGGCATGGAATCTACACCCCCATACTATGTGAGATAGGCCACATCCTCCTGGCTTGGTGTGCCATCTCAAGGCCACCCTGCCAATCTGGCGTGGAGGGTGTAGCCCAGAAATACCGTTTAAAGCCTTCACACGGCGCCTAGGAGCACCTTACAGGGTGGGGGCTAGGTATTCATACCCCCAAGCAATTCTGATCGATTCTAGACGCCTACAGGAGCCTCATACACGATCAACCATCTCGGCATAGATCATCAGCCCCTATCCTGCTTAGCTAAGCCTATACTATGTGGACAGTGTGGGATACTGTAGGGGGAAGAAGGACACGGTAAAAGAAAGAAGGGGGAGCATCAGCCTTCACACCTTAAAGTCTTAGCGCTTAGCACCGATGGTCTTAGCAGTTAGCACCGAGCCCCTCAAGGGCTCGGCATCAGCCCGAACAGGCACAGCCCTGAAAGGAGTACACGCCATCAGGGAAGGCTTGAGAGTACGAGGAGCCCTAGCGACGAGTACTCGAAAGCCTGAGGGAACACCCTCAGCACTGATGGGCCTAGCGTGTTCGGAAAGGACACAAGAGTCAAACGTGACAGCTATCCGGGAGTGAAACCCGTTCTGACTAGGGGTTTCAGCCTTAACCACCTGTAAAGGTTACAAGACTCTAAGAAAATTTAAGGAAAAGTTTAGGTTTAATTTTTGGACCTTTACTACCAAAAACACCCGTTTACACCCCTCAAACCCGCCTATAGAGCCAAATCCACCGGTTTGACTCATCCCAGGTGGGGTATGATAGGCTGGACAGGTAGCCAGCTGGACGCAAGGCCAGAAAGTGCTGACGCACTTCCCGACCTCGCTTACCATCAGTCTACCAAACACTTAAAGACCTTAAGGCTTAGCGCTAAGCCCTTAAGACCTTAACGCTTAGCACCGAGCCCCCTCAAGGGCTCGGCATCAGCCCTAAGGCTTTAACACTTAAATAAACATATAAACCTTAAAAGCTAAGTTAACATTTAAGTCTTACACACTTAGCGCTGAGCCCTCCAAGGCTCAGCATCAGTCTTAGGTACTTAAGGATCTAAGTTACTATAAAAGTTTTAAAGTCTTAAAGTAACTATATAACCTTAACAGTTAAGTTAACTATAAAACCTTAAAGGCTAAGCACTTAAGGTTATAAACTTAACATCAGTGTTTAAGACTTAAAGAGTTAAACACTTAAAGTAACTATAAGACTTTAAAAACCTCAAGTCTTAAAGTTAACCATCAGTCTTAAACTTTAATATTATAACCTATAAGTCTTAAAGCTTATAAGTTATAAAAGTTTTAGAAGAGCTAAGGGGTTAACTTCTTTACTTCTCTTCTCTCTTTGGTTCTTTCTCTCTTCTCTTCTTTTCTTCATCAGGGGAGAAGAGGAACCTTTTGCCGTCAGCGCTGATGGGCTTTTCACCGTGTGACTCGTGTGCTTCTGGTCGCAAGCTCCCATCGCGCACTCCCCACACTCTGACACCTGTGTCCCTTTCAGGCTTGGCGTGTTCGGCTGAAGGCGTACGGCGTGTCATGCTCACACCCTTAACACCGGGTGAGACTTAAAGTGTATATTATATGTAGAAGACTTTAAAACCTGTAAGGTGTTCCCGCTGAGCCCGTGTCCTACACCGCCAAGCGCTAAGCCTTGAAACGCGAACACACACCCACCCCCCTTTTTTCTTTCGTGTCCTTCTCTTTTGACACAGCTGGGGGGTGATGTGATCTTTCTCACATGTCAGGGGGGTAGTGGAGAAAACAAACACCCCACCACAAACAGAACACCCCTCAAACACACAAAACAGGGCCTAGGATCGATCAGCAGGGCAAGGGCAAGGTATTCATACCCCCAGACGATTCCAGGCCGTTACAGGGGCAAATAAGACCCGTACAGGGCTAGGCGAGGAACAGACACATCATGGCACGCACCAACCGTACAGCCAGCCAAGCCCACCGGCGCTGGCGGGCAAGACTCATCACCCAAGCCCGACAGCAAGGCCAAACCGAATGCCCACTCTGCGGAGCCCAGATAGCCTGGGACACACATGACCTGCCAACCAGCCCCGAAGCCGACCACATCACACCCGTCAGTAGGGGAGGACTCAACACCCTCGACAACGGGCAAATCATCTGCAGAACATGCAACAGAAGCAAAGGCAATCGCAGCGAACCAAACATCAAGTTCCAACAACAAACCACAAAAAACCTTGTTCCATGGTGACAAACCCGCCAACCCCCACCGGGGACACCCCCTGCACACCCGTGCAAGACC